ACAATGCCCGAGGTCGAAGTCTCCAATTCGCCCTTCCAGCGCTAAGGAAACGTCTTGAACGACGCATGGAACATCCCAGGATTCACCGTCCAGAACGAGAACTGGGGCAGCACGCTTAATACCGGGGACGCCCCGGCGCCCACCCTCCCGGACAGCGTCAAGACGGTCACGGTGACCGGCACCTTCCTCGACGACCGAGGCAAGCCCGCCACGGGGCGGTTCATCTTCGACCCCTCCATAGCCAGCCTCGTCGACCCGGCCTCGGGCCTGACGATCCGACTGCGACGCAAGACCGTCGAGTTGGTCAACGGCGCGATCTCCGAGCCCCTGATCGCCACCGACAACACGGTGCTGTCCCCGAAGAACTTCACGTACAAGGTCTCGGGTGTCGTGGGCGGGCAGACCGTTGTCCCGTACAGCGTCGCCCTGCCATACACCGTGCCGTCCGTGTCACTGGCCGCCCTGGTCGAGGTGCCATCCTCCATGGGCACCATCAACATCCCCCAGGCCGCAGCAGGCCCCCCGGGTGACCCGGGCAAGAGCGCCTACCAGGTGGCCGTCGACAACGGATTCTCCGGCACCCAGGCTCAGTGGCTCGCCTCCCTCGTCGGTGCGCAGGGCCTCCAGGGCGTCCCCGGCCCCGCTGGCGCCGACTCAACGGTCCCCGGCCCGCAGGGTCCGGCTGGCACAGCAGGTGCTGACTCCACAGTGCCCGGCCCACAAGGTCCGGCCGGTCCGGCTGGCGCAGACTCCACCGTTCCCGGTCCGCAGGGGCCCAAGGGAGACACGGGTGCACAGGGCCCGCAGGGCAACCCGACCACGGTCAACGGCAAGAGCGGTTCGAGCATCACCCTGAACGCTGCGGACGTCGCCGCGCTGGACCTGTCCAACGCCAACTTCGCCGTGCCTGCCGACCACGGGATGGTGACCTGGACGCATGACCCGGCCACGGCCAGCCCGTCCGGTGTCGCCCTGTCGTCCGGGGCGCTGGCACTGTCCAAGGTGTTCATCCGCACCACCAAGACCGCAGCGAACTTCTGGTACGCCGTCACGAACGTCGGCTCGGGACTGTCCGGCTGCTACGTCGGCCTGTACAACTCCTCCGGCGTGCTGATCGACCAGAGCCTGGACCAGTCGACAGCCATGCAGTCGACCGGAGTGAAGTCGGCGCCGATGGGAATCTCGCACTCCCTGTCCCCGGGCTGGTACTGGGTCGCCTTCCTGGTGTCGGCCGGTACGACCATGCCGACGGTGGCCCGGGGTACCAACGCGATCCTCGGAATGGCCAACGTGAATCTCACGGCCGCTACCTACCGATTCGGTGCCTACGGATCTTCCCTTTCCTCACTTCCCGGAGCGCTCACGCTGAACAGCATTACCAACGTGGCGAACGGAACCGTCTGGGCCGGTCTCTCTTAGCGGTATTAACAATGCCGTCCGTAATCCTCCTACGCTTGAAGCGTTCCTTCGCTATCGGAAGAGGATTACGGAATGGCAGGAAATCTCGCACCCGACCCGCAGTTCCAGGAGCGCGTCGGCACCGTCTATGAGCGCAAGTTCGCCGACAACGGCGCGCGGCGCGGTCCTCTTCGATTTGAGGAGGGCGTAGCCACCGACACGGACGTCCCGAACGAGTTCACCAAGGGCGTCATGCAGGGCTACCTCACGGCGCCCGGTCGGCCGAATCACAACGCGAACGTGTACGAAAAGTTCCCACAGGAGACCATGGCCGAGCGGGTTCACGTCGGCTCTGCCGCGTGGGTCGAGGCTCCGACCTACCTCGGTGAGTTCTCGCACGGTTCGTTCTCCGACTACGCGGCCGTCTCCTACGAGGAGGTCGTGCGTAACGGCAGCCGCTACGAGCGGCTTTCCCCGGCGGTAGTGGACGACTGATCCATGGTTGCGTTCCATGACCGCCGCAGGGCACCGAAGGCGTCCGTCGATGAGGTGCTTCCCAAGCTGCCCCTGTCAAAGGGGGACACCGTTGGGAAGCACCTGATCGACGAACGCTATCTGGTGCGGGGCATTCCCGTAGAGACCGAGGACGGCTCTAAGAGCCGCCAGTACTTCCTGCACGAGGTTCTGCCGAACGGCAATGTCGTGCAGCGCGGTGAGGAGCCTTTCGAGAGCCGCCGCGCGGCGAAGAAGTCTGCACGTTCCCTCGCGCCCACGCGCGTCGTCGAGATCTAAAGTCGGAGTCGTTTACCCATGAGCGGTGCAATCTCATTCGCGAGCCCCAGCATGCGGGCTTCGGGGTCGGACCTTACGGTGTCGATCTCTCCTCTCGGCCTTGTCGAACTGGCCGACGAGGAGTTTGAGGTGCACGGGCCTCGCTTGAACCGGTACAGCCAGAACTTTGCATACTACCTGGGTCATCACTGGGGCTACCGGAGAGAAGCGGGCGAGGCGCAGATCACGTTCAACTACGTGAAAGCGTTCGCCGACTACATCAACAATTTCACGTTCGGACGCGGTGTCCACTTCAAGAGCGTGAAGCAGTACGAGCACATCATTCCCGGCCTCTTGAAGAGGGCCTGGGAGGTCGACAACCGCAAGGAGCAGTTGCTCTGGGAGATGGGCCAGCAGGGCGGCATCTCGGGTGACTCCTTCGTGAAGGTCGCATACGAGCCTGGATTCGAAGACAGCACGGGACAACCACACGCAGGCCGCGTACGCATCCTTCCCCTGAACGCTTCCTTCTGCTTCCCGGAGTGGCACCCCCACGACCGGGACCGTCTGATCCGCTTCAAACTGAAGTATCGCTTTTGGGCGACGGGTGAAGACGGGACGCGTTCGGTGTACACCTATGTCGAGGTCCTGACGGACGACTCGATCGAGGAGTATCTGAATGACGAGTTGATCGACTCCCGGCCGAACCCTCTCGGGACCATTCCGGTCGTGCACATCGCCAATGCTCAGGTCTCGGGTTCTCCGTGGGGTCTGTCGGACATCGCCGACATCATCTCGCTGAACCGTGAGTACAACGAGAAGGCGACGGATATCAGCGACATCATCAATTACCACGCAGCCCCGGTGACAATCATTTCCGGCGCGAAAGCATCGAACTTGGAGAAGGGCCCACGCAAGGTGTGGGGCGGCCTTCCCAAGGAAGCCCAAGTGTATAACCTGGAGAATGGCGTCGATCTTGCTGGACCGCTTCAGTACCTGGAGATGATCAAGCGTTCCATGCACGAGATCACGGGCGTTCCGGAAACGGCGCTCGGTCAGATGCAGCCCGCTTCGAATACGTCGGGCGTGGCCTTGGCAATCATGTACCGGCCGATGATGTCCCGCTACGACCAGAAGAAGATGCAGTACTCCGTCGGCCTCCAGAAGGTCAACGAACTCATCCTCAAGACGCTGTTCACCTTCGAGCCTGAGACGCGGCTCTATGACCCCTCCACCGAGGGAATCATGAAGGACGACCAGCCGCCGATGGTCGACGTTCTCGACCCGATGGCCTACTTCACCGAGTGTGAATGGCCTGCCCCTCTCCCGGTCGACACCCTCATCAAGTTGAACGAGATCCAGGCGAAGATGTCGATGGGCCTTGAGTCCATGCGCGGAGCCCTCCACGACTTGGGCGAGGAGTTCCCGGACGAGAAGGTGCGGGAGATATTCGAGGAGCAGATCGAGGACGCCAAGCAGCAGGGCGCTCTGCGAATGCTAAAGGCTCAGATCGATTCGAGTATTCTCCAGTTGACGGGAATGCCGCCTGATGGGGCGGAGGCGCCTGCACCCCAGACTGATGCAGATGGGAATCCCGTCGGCCCGCAGCCTGGTGGTCCGAATCCGGTGACGCTTCCCGGTGGTGTCGAACTCGGCAACATCACGGCGTCCGAGGTTCAGAAGATGACTACAGAAATCGTGACACAGGCGTATGGCCCGCGTGCTGGGCTTCGCCGCGACCCGGACAAAAGTACCGACTAGGAGTTCGTCCCCATGACGCTTAATACCTCGGGCATTTCGGTGCCCGCCGACGCGATTCTCGGGTACCGCAAGGACGGCCGTCCGATCCGTGCCATCGCAGGCGGCGCTCCGCAGCCCGGCGAGGGTGGCGACCCCGTTGTCGTCGTCCCGGCCGCTGTCGTCGAGGCCCCTGCCACCCCTCCGGCCGAGGCGCGTTTCACCGCCGAGGACATCCAGCGGGCGCGGTCGGAGGAGAAGGACAAGTTGTACAAGCGCCTTCAGACCGTCGAGGACCAGAACAAGCAGTTCCTCTCCGAGATCGAGGCCCAGCGCAAGGCGCGCGAGGAGGCCCAGGCCGAGGAGGAGCGCAAGCGCCAGGAGGCTCAGGCCCAGGCGAAGCGTCAGGCGGAGGAGGACCTGTCCGTCAAGGACCTCCTGTCGGTCAAGGAGCAGGAGTGGAACACCCGCTTCGAGCAGATGGAGCGTGAGCGCGAGCAGGAGCGCACTCTGTTCGCCAAGGAGCAGGAGTTCAATAACCTCCAGTCCTACATTCAGCGTCGCGTCGGTGAAGAGACCAACGAGATCGCTCCCGAACTTCTCGACTTCGTCGGCGGTAATTCGCCGGAGGAGGTCGAGTCTTCCATCGCTACAGTCAAGGCGAAGACCCAGGCTATTCTGGAATCGGTTCAGCAGGCTGCTATTCAGCAGCGTGCTTCCATGCGTGGTGTGAGCCCCACGGGCTATTCCACCACGGGACCGATGGACACCGATCCGGGCACTAAGTCGTACTCCCTTTCTGACCTCCGCGACATGCCGATGTCGGAGTACGCCAAGATTCGGGGCCAGTTGGGCGTCGGACAGGCAGCCCAGAACCAGCGTGGACTGTACTCGTAATTCGGTCGAGTACCCGTAACTAAGGAAATCCAAGTATGCCTAGCGCGATCACTGGTACCCCGAATCTGTCGGGTTCGCCGACGAACTACTCGGGCGCCAACAGCACTCTCGGTGCGGCCATCCAGACCATCTGGAGCAAGGAAATCTTGTTCCAGTCCATGCCGATTCTGCGTTTCGAGCAGTTCGCCGTGAAGAAGACCGAATTGGGCGTTCAGCCTGGTCTGACGATCAACTTCATGCGTTACAACAACCTCGGCGCTGCCTCGCAGTTGGTCGAAGGCGTCCGCATGCAGACCAACGCCCTCTCGGCCAGCCAGTTCTCCATCACGGTCGCCGAGCACGGCTACGCCGTCGCGGTCTCCGAGTTGCTGTTGAACGCCTCGTTCGACGACGTCATGGCCTCGGCCAGCCGCCTGCTCGGCCGCAACATGGCGCTCTACCTCGACCAGTCCGCCCGTGACACCCTGCTCCAGGCGACCTCGAAGATCTGGGGCTACAACAAGTACGCCTCGTCCACGCCGATGACGAATCTCGGCGTGTACACCCACGGCACCGCCGCGACTTCCACGGACGGTCTGGACGGCACCTTCGACTTCACCACGGCGCTCGTCAAGGACGCCGTCGAGACGTTGGCCACGAAGAATGTCCCGCGATTGGGCGAGACCTACGTGTGCTTTATCCACCCGCACCAGTCCCGCAAGTTGCGCGATGATCCCGAGTTCATCGAGGTCACCAAGTACGCGGCCCCGGGGAATTTCCTCCTGGGAGAAATCGGCCGGATCGCGGACACGGTATTCATCGAGACCACGCAGGTCAAGCAGGTCACGAATGCGACCGGTAAGACCGTCTACCAGTCGATCTTCCTGGGCGACAATGCGTTCGGCCACGCGATCTCCCTCCCGGTGGAACTCCGCGACGGCGGCATCCTCGACTTCGGACGAGAGCACGCGCTCGCCTGGTACGCCATCTGGGGCCTCGGCTTGATCACCGATCAGGCCGTGCTTGTCGCGGAGACGAACTAATCTCTCAGCCTGTCTGATGGCTTAGTTGGTATTCGCGGCCACGCGATCCTGAAGGTTAGGGGAGCGGTTCTGGATTACCAGGACCGCTCCCCTTTCTCGTTAAAGTAGTACCGCCTCACACACCTGAGTCCCGAACCCGGAGAAACAAATGCCTGCACGTAATGTTGCCCGTCCCGGTGACCTGACCGGCCGTAACAAGGCCGCCCTCACCAAGGAGCACGCCGACGAACTGGCGGCCCGCGAGAGGGAGATCTCCCTCATCAACGAGGCTGCGGCTGCCGAGAAGTCGGACACCGTCGTCGAGGCCCGCCCGAAGACCCCGGAGCCGGTCGTCGAGACCGTCATCGAGGTCGCCGAGGCCGTCCAGGTGGAGATCCCTCACCGTGAGTTCCGGGTGAACACCTCCATCGAGAACATGACCTATGGCCATGGCCAGCACTACGACTTCGTCGAGGGCCAGCGCTACAAGGCGCCGAAGGACCTGTACGACCACCTCGACGGCCTCGGCTACATCTGGCACTGACGGTCCAAGGAGACCCCCTCACATGACTACTCCCGCTCCCTCCCCGGCCACGGGTGAGACGTACGTGCTGGAGAACGCCGAAGGCCACGGAGCCGGGCTGGGCCACCTGCCCACCGGCTCCGAGGTCGTGGTGGTCGACGTGCACCCGGCTGGCACCGCTGGTGTCGGCCACGCTGGCGAGGACTCGGTCGTGCTCGCGCACGACTACGACACCCACGTCATCACCGACGACGGCAACCGCGCGCCCGGCAAGGCGGTCCGGCACTTCTCCATCCACCTGTCCGACTTCACGCGACTGTTCAAGAAGGCGGATGCCTGATGCCTGGTACCAATCCCGTCTGGGCCGGTAACGCCCTGGACATGCTCACCGGCCGGGCCATCGCCCTCGCGGCGCCGCGCACGACCTACCTGGCCCTGCTGATCGCCGACCCGACGCAGGAGGACGGCACCTACAGCATGACCGCCCTGCCGGAGGTCACCACGACCGGCTACGCCCGGCAGCAGGTCGTCTGGACCGCACCGTCCGGCGCCCCGATGACCACCGGCAACAACGCGCTGCTGTTCTTCGGCCCGTTCACCGCCGACATGACCGACGCGGCCACCTACGCCGCCCTGGTCACTTCCGCGTCCGGCACGACCGGCACCGTCATCTACGCGTGGCCGATCGACAGCCCGCTCCAGGCGGCGACGAACGAGTCCCTTCAGATCGCCGCTGGCGCGCTGACCCTTAATACCTGATCGGAGTCGCGGAATGGCCACGCTTGAAGACCTGCGGTCGCGGGTGAGGAGCGAGCTGGGCGACCGGCTCACGCCGTTCCGCGACACCATCCGGGGAACCGGGGACGTCGCCGAGTACGAACTGAGCGCGAACAACGTCACGGGCCTGGAGGCCGTCCAGGTCGTCGGCACCACGCAGACCGTCCTGACCACCAGCGACTACGTCCTGGACGCGCTGAACGGCATCCTCACCCTGAACGCCCCGCTCCCGCTGGACGCGCTGCTGCTCGCCTCCGGGCAGTCCTACAGCCTGTTCGCCGACGACGAGTTGGACGTCTACCTGAACGACGCGTTCGCCCAGCACAACCGGGGCCGGACGATCTCCGCCCGGTACCGCGACGACAACGGCTTCATCCGCTACGCCGAGGAGCCTGTCGACTTCGCGAACCTCCCGCCGGAGGAGGACGTCATGATCGTCATGCTGGCGTGCACCGAGGCGATGTGGGCGCTGGCCACCGACGCGGCGACGGACATCAACGTCCAGACCGCCGACGGTACTTCGGTCGACCGGGGCCAGCGGTTCGCGCAGATCCAGAAGCAGATCGAAATGCTCACCGACCGGTACAAGATGCTGTGCGAGAAGATGGGCGTCGGCCTGTACGCGATCGAGGTCACCAACCTGCGGCGTGTCTCCCGTACGACCAACCGTCTCGTGCCGATCTTCCGTGAGCGCGAGTACGACGACTACTCCCTGCCCACGCGGATCCTCCCGCCGATCGGGCCGGGCCACCAGAACGACGACGACTCCGGGATCCCCTCGCAGACGTGGGGCGGGTACTTCTGATGGGCCGCCTGGACTGGAAGCGGTCGGGGCGGTTCAACGCCAACTACGAGACCACCGAGATGATGGCGTCCCTGCGGGGGCGCCAGCACGAGACCGGCGAGATGGTCCAGTACTACCGCTACTCCCACAGCGACCCGGCCGGGGAGGACCTGTACGACGAGGCGACGGGGCAGGGCAAGACGTTCATCGGCCCGTACCGGATCCCGGCCCTGCATGTCATCCACAGCCAGGGCGCTGCGCAGGACACCCCGCAGGGTCTGTACACCGTCGACAACATCTCCCTCACCTGCTCGTTCGACAGCCTGCGGAAGATGGGATTCACGGACCAGGACATCGACCACGGCAAATACCTGGTGGACCGGCTCGTCTATGACGCCTCGGTTTTCCGCGTCACGTCGATTGCTGTTCTGGGCCAGATTCAGAACCGGGACATCATCGTCAGTATCGAGTGCGTCCAGATGAAGCCGGACGAGCTGGTCAACGATGTTCAGTTCGCTCACTGGTCCCAAGCCGTCTGACTATAAACTTCTCCACCTTTCTTGGGATCCTGAATGGCGGAAGACTTCTGCTATTCGAGACCCGTGAGGCCCGCTTTGCCATGGCTCATCAACGAGGACCGCGCCGTTAAGGCGAAACTCCAGGGTCTCTCTGTCACTGACGCGAATGCACCGGACGGCCGACCCGTTCCGGTGCGTTACCGCATTCCCGAGACGGAGCTGGCCAAGCAGACCTTCCCCCTGGTGGTCATCGAGCACGCGGGTATCGAGAAGGCCGACGAGCGGGAGCACCGTGGCCCTGTCTTCCTGCCGTACGCGCCCGAGGGCAAGCCCGGCTGGTGGGCGGAGGGAGACACCTCCTACGACGTCACCGAGTCCCCGTACCTCGTCGAGTATCCGGTCCCCTTCGACCTGCGGTACCGCGTCATGGTCTTCACCCGTCTCGCGGAGCACGACATAGCGCTGGCGTCTTCGATGATGCAGCGCGACCGTCTCCCGGCGCGTTTCGGCTTTCTGGAGATTCCCGAGGACGGGACGGTACGGCGCCTGGACCTTCTCGGTGGACCCGAGCTGGCCGACACCCGTGACGAGAACGGCAAGCGCCTGTTCCGTCGCGAATACCTGATCTCTGTATCCAGCGAAATGCTCCAGTCCGATGCCGAGTCCTACGTGAAGGCGACCGGTGTGGCGCTGGACTTCGAGTACTCCACGGACCACGTAATCCGCCCATGAACCGTACCCAGGATTCGTAACCCCAGGAATTCCTTTTACCCAGGAGAAACAGATGACTGTCTACAAGCGGCCTGGTGTTTACATCAGCGAGACGCTGACCCCTCTCAGCCAGACCGTAACCACGCCCGGCGAGTCCGTCGCGGCCTTCGTCGGCACGAACAAGCAGGGCGGGCCGCTGGCCCCCACGCTGGTGTCGTCCTGGTCGCAGTACGTGGCCACCTTCGGGGGCTTCGGGGACACGAGCGAGTACCTGCCGTTCAGCGTCTACCAGTACTTCAACAACGGCGGCAGCGGTGCCTACATCGTGCGTGCGGCTGCGGCCGACGCGGTCGCGGCAAGCATCTCGCTCGACGACACCGAGGCGACTCCCGAGCCGACCCTGAAGATCACCGCGATCTCTCCGGGCTCCTGGGGCAACACGGTCTACGTGGACGTCACGGCGGCCTCGTCCGGCGGTGGCCGCTTCGACCTGTACGTGTACGTGGGCGGTGACACGGCGGCCTTCCTCAAGGAGCGCTTCCCGGACGTCTCCCTGGACCCGGCCGACTCCCGCAACGCCACCGCGCTGATCAACTCCCCGGTCACCGGCTCGTCCTTCATCCAGGTCCAGAGCCTGCTTAATACCGCGTGGGTGCCGACCCACGCCCCGGCCATCCAGTCCGGTGTCGCCCTGGCGGGCGGTTCGGACGGTGTCGCTGCCGTGGACCTGGCGTCCGCGACGGAGCGGCTGGAAGTCGTCGAGGCGAACCTGGTCCTCAACCTCCCGGGTGTCACCGACGCGACCGTCCTGAACCCGATCATCGAGTGGGCCGAGGAGCAGGGCAGCGTGTTCGTCGTCGTGGACGGCGTGAAGTCGACCTCGGCCGACAACGCCCACTCCTACGCGCTCTCGCTCCAGGGCATGTCCACGGGCGGCTCGGCGCTGCGTGCGTCCTCGTACGCGGCCGTCTACGGGCCGTGGCTGATCGTCAACGACCCGGCGACCACTGCGTCCGGTTCGGCCCGTCTGCTGCCGCCTGGCGGCGCGGTGCTCGGCCAGTACGCGCGCACCGATGCCTCGCGTGGGGTGCAGAAGCCTCCGGCCGGTATCGACACCGTCCTCAAGGGCGTGCTGGACACGGAGTTCCGGTTCTCCAACGACGACCAGGACGCGCTGAACGTCGCGGGCGTCAACGTGCTGAAGTCGCTGCCGGGTACGGGCTTCGTCATCTACGGCGCCCGGACGCTGTCGACGGGCATGCCGGACCGGTACGTCTCCATCCGCCGGTCGCTGATGCTGATCAAGAAGGGCATCCTCGACGCGACTCGCTTCGCGGTCTTCGAGCCCAACGACTCGATCCTGTGGGACCAGATCAACGCGGTCATCACGCAGTACCTGCTCACCCTGATGCAGACGGGTGTGCTGGCCGGGACCACGCCGGACCAGGCGTACTTCGTCACCTGCGACTCCTCGAACAACACCGCCGCCTCCGTGGCCAACGGCGTCGTGAACATCTCCGTCGGCGTCGCGGTTCAGACCCCGGCCGAATTCATCGTCATCGAAATCGGCCAGTACTCGGGTGGGTCCTCCGCGACCGACTCGACGGCCACTTCCTGAGAGGTAACTGACTGATGGCTACGACCACTTCGACCGTGGGGCACATCGCAACGGACCCGTTGCGTAACTTCAAGTTCCAGGTCCAGATCCAGCACCCGGGCATCAAGGGCTTCGCCCGCATGGGCTTCATGTCCGTTTCGGGACTGAACGTCACGACTGAGGTCATTCCATACCGTGAAGGCGGTATGAATACCACTACGCAGAAGATGCCCGGACAGTCCGACTTTGCCCCGATCACGTTGTCCAAGGGCCTCGCGGTCGGCGACAGCCAGATGATGGACTGGATGCGCCAGTTGTTCACCGTCATCCAGGGCACCGGCACCGGAAAGGCCGGAGCGGAATTCCGGCACATGGTCGACGTCAAGGTGCTCGACCACCCGGTGACTTCCGGCTCCACTCCCGCCAAGGCCGCATTCCGCATTTACAACGCGTGGCCCACGGCGGTTGCCTTCTCGGACCTCGACGCCGGAGCCAACGCGATCGTCGTCCAGCAGATGACCCTCGCCCACGAGGGCTTCGAGTTCAAGTTGGCTAACAGCACCGGCTCGTCTTCCGTTAGTTTCTAATAGCGGATTCCCGAGACTCGACTAGGAGCATCACCAGTGGCTAACGACCTTAATACCGAGGGGTACACGAACCCCCTCAACAACCCCGGCGCATCGAACGCTGCCATCGCGGCGATTCTGAATGACAACGGGGGACAGGTCGCCAAGCCCGAGATCACCCTCCCGGCAGGCGGTAATTTCAGCCTGCCGGGAGGCTATGTTCTGGGCGGCGACTACGCATCCGTCCGCTACGACGCCGACGTCCGCGAACTGACCGGCGCCGATGAGGAAGCCCTCACCAAGGCCCGCTCCGGCGGCCTCGGCAAGTACATCGCCACCCTGCTCTCGGCAGGCACCGTCTCCGTGGGCGGCGAGCAGGCCAGCACCACCCTGCTGTCCAACCTCCTGCTCGGCGACCGCGACATGCTCCTGATGGAGATCCGCCGCGCCACCTACGGCGACGAGATCGTCTGGGACCGCTACTCCTGCCCGTTCTGCGGCGACGAGTTCCGCCTGTCCGTCACCCTCGACGAGATCCCCGTCCGGCGCCTGGAAGACCCCGCCTCCCGCATCTTCGAGGTGGCCCTGCGCAAGAACCGCAAGGCGTTCGTACGGCTGCCCGTCGGCAGTGACCAGGAAGCCCTCCTGGCCGTCGCGGACCGCACCAGCGACTCCGAGCAGAACACCCTCCTGCTCTCCCGGGTTCTCATTTCCGTGGTCGAAGCGGACGGCACCGAGAATGCCGTCTCCGGTAATCCGGAGTTCGCCCGGTCTCTCGGCATCGCGGACCGCCAGACGATCCTCGACACGATTGAAAAGAAGCAGCCCGGCCCGCAATACAATGATGTGAAGTTCCTGCACGATTCGTGCGGAAAGGAGGTCCCCCTCTTCATCTCGGCGGGGGACCTGTTTCAGGGTCTGTAACTACTTCGACACGTACTTCGAATACGAGCAACTAGTCGAGCTATCCCCGGCTTGGAGCCTCAGCGAAATTCGCCGGTTGACCGTGCGGGAGCGCCTGCACTGGGTGAAGTGGTTTACGGCGCAGCGCAATAGGCGAACGGCTGAGGCGGACAATGGCTGACGAAAGTACGGTGGCAGGACAGGGACCGCTCCTGGGCTGGAACAAGGCCCAGGATGCGATCTCAAAACTGGCGAAGAACGTCGAGTCCCTGAACAAGGGACTGGAGACGGCCGCCTCCAAGTTGAAGACGGTCGGCGGGGGAGCCGCCGGTCTCTGGCAGGGGTGGCACAGCGGAGGCTCCGGGTCCCAGTCGGGCGCCCGGGGCTTCGGCATGCTCGCCAACGACGTCTGGAACAACACCAGCAACTACGGCCACGGCCGCCCCAACGGCGGTGCAGGCGCCCCCTCCACGGCTCCCCGAGCTGGCGGCCAGCAGCAGCGCATGACGACCTCCGCCAACGGTGGCGGTGTCACCTTCTCCGGCCAGACCGGCCAGGGCGGCGGAGCGGCGAACAACGGCGGCCAGGGCGGATCCGGCTCGGGAGGATCCGGCTCGGGAGGTTCCAACCAGGGCGGTGGCTCAGGCAACAACGGCGGACGCAAGAGCCCCTACACCTTCAAGGGTGGCCTCAAGGACTTCCACGCCTGGGCGACCAAGCAGATGCCCGACAAGGTCCTCATGGACAGCGTCGTCTACCAGTCGGGCCAGATCTCCTCGCAGTCCTACGGCGCGACCGCGAAGCAGGCGTTCACCAACAACTTCGGCGCCCAGTCCACGACGGACGCAGGACTCGCCTATCAGACCCTCGGGCAGTCCACGGCCGGTTCTCCGGGCTCCGCGAACTTCGCCTCGGCGTGGAACTACGCCAAGTCCTCCGGGCTCCTCAACCCAGGTATCTCGGAGGCGCAGCGCGTCCAGGGCATGGCGGGTGCGTGGACGGCTCAGTCGTACTACGCCAACCAGGCCGTCGGCATCCAGACGATCAAGAACGGGAAGCGCCAGGACCCCCGGCAGATCGCCCAGCAGGTCATGCAGCGCTGGTCGTCGCTGAAGAACATCAAGAACAAGGACCAGATCCACGACACCCTCAGCGACGGCTCCGCCATGATGCAGTCGCTGGCGCGCACCATGCCTGCGGGCACCCTCCAGCAGGTCAAGAGCGAACTTACCGGCATGCTCAACGCTCAGATCAAGGGCGCGTCCGAGCAGCAGTACGTCTCCACGATGAACAAGGCTGCCGACGGCAACAAGAGCGCCAGGGCGCAGTTGAAGAAGTGGAACATCGGCGACTCCGATGCGCAGGCCATCCAGGACCGTGCCGGAACGCTGCGCAATCAGGATGTCAACACGCTCCAGCCCTTCAACGACGGTCTGAAGACCGCGACCAACTACCTGGACAAGTTCTCCACCGCCGTTCAGTCCTTCCTCAAGGCCACCCACCTGGACACCCCGATCGGCTGGGCCGGTGGTGCCGGTTCCATGGTCGGCTCCGCTGTCGGCTCCGCTGTCGGCAACTACGGCATGATGCGCGGCCTGGGCATGGCCGGACGCATGCTCGGTGGTACTGGGGGTGCAGGCAGCCTCCTGGGCGGTGCCGGTACAGCCGCTGCCGACGGCGGCATGATGGCCGGTGCCGGTGCCCTGCTCCGGTCTCCGCTGGCCAAGGCTGGTGGTCTGGGCCTGGCCGGGTTCGGTATCCACGCCGCAGGTAACTACGCGGCCAAGCACGTCAAGAACAAAACAGGCAAGAAGGCCATCAACGTCGCGTCGGCCACTCTCGGCGACGCGGCATACGGCGCTGCCATCGGCACCCTGTTCGGCCCCGAGGGAACCGTCATCGGTGGTGCCATCGGCGGTGGCTACGGCCTGGTGTCCAGCCTCTGGGGTGGTGACGGGGGCAGCGGCAGCAGTGCGGCGTCCGCGACCGGCTCGGGCAAGTCCGGCTCGAAGGCGACCGGTACGAACGGCGCGGGCAAGACCGCCGCTGCCGTCATCAGGGTCACCATGAAGTACCTGGGCGTGAAGTACGTCTGGGGTGGTGCCTCTCCGAAGGGTTTCGACTGCTCGGGCCTGATGCAGTTCTCGTTCAAGCAGATCGGGGTCTCCCTGCCCCGTACGGCCGCGCAGCAGCAGAAGGCCGGTAAGCCGGTCAAGCTCGGCCAGGAGCGGGCGGGCGACCTGCTGTTCAACGGCAACCCCGCGCACCACGTCGTGATGTGCATCGGCAACGGGAAGATCATCGAGGCCCCGCACACCGGGTCCTCGGTCCGTATCCGCGCCTACCAGCCGGGCGAGTTCACCAACGCGGTGCGCATCCTCGGCGCGGTCGGCAACCTCGGTGACCTCACCGACGGCGGCGCTGACACTGCCGGGTCCGACTCCAACCGCCTGTCCTCCATGGGCTTCGGCGGTGACGTCGGCTCGTACGGCTCGGTCGAGGAGGTCGACGCCATCGCGGCGGGTATCGCCTCGGTCGGAGCGGCCAACGTCGGCTCCGGTGTGGGTGCAGGACAGGGAGGCAGCAGCACGAAGAGCACCGACAACGGCTCCGTGCCCGGCTCGATGCCGACCGGCAACCTCAAGGGGTGGATCAAGTCGGCGCTCGGGATACTGCACCAGGACACGACGTCGAACGAGAAGTACGTCAACTCGATGGCGATGCACGAGTCCGGCGGTAATCCGCACGCGCAGAACAACTGGGACAGCAATGCCAAGGCGGGCCACCCGTCGAAGGGCATCATGCAGACCATCGACTCGACGTTCAAGGCGTACTCGCTGGCGGGCCACAAGAACATCTGGAACCCGGTCGACAACATCATTGCCGGTGTGCGGTATGCGGATTCCCGGTACGGCTCCCTGGCGAATGTGCCTGGTATCAAGTCGATGGCGAACGGCGGATCCTATAAGGGATACGCCGTCGGATCGGCGAATATCGATGTTGACCAGACGGCCCGCGTCCACAAGGGCGAAATGATTATCCCGGCGCACCAGGCCGACGCAATCCGTAAGGCGCTGTCGAGTAATACACCACTGGCTGGTGGTATCGGCGGGCTTAATACCTCGGGTGGTAAGGCCACCCTGAACTTCCACGCGGGCGCAGTCACGGTGCAGGTGTCCGGCGCCATGGACCAGACCTCGGCACGGGACGCGGCGAAGCAGTTCATGACGGCACTCGCCGAGGACAACCGAATCAATCTCATCGCGGCAGGGAACTGACATGCGGCTTAATATCTGGGCGGCTGCGTAATGGCCGCCAGCAAGATCGTGGACAACGGTCCTTTCGACCCTCGGATCTCTGCCATTCCGTTCCTCCAGAACGACGGGCACAGTTTCGACAACAACAAGAAACTGACGCGCGGCTTCATCATCATGGAGAAGCCGATCGGCGGTGTGCGCTACCGCTGCAACTTCCTGTACAACCCGGGCGAGATCGACCTCTCCCACGGCATCGACACCGGTGTCCTGGCCGATGAGAACTCGCAGTTGGACAACGACGTGACGAAGGGGCAGTTCATCCTGCCCCTCCAGCAGACGCTGTCCTTCGCGCTGCAATTCGACCGCACCTACGAACTGTGGGACTCCTCGAAACTCTACGGGGACGCCCTCACGTGGGTGCCCGAGTTCGGTGTCGCCTACGACGTCCTGTCCCTGTACCGGATGACCGGCATCGCCTCCCCGATGAGCGCGACCGGCGACAACAAGGCCGACGTCAAGGGCGCCATCGACAACTTCAAGAAGGGCTCGTTCTCCACCGGCCCGTCCGGCCCGATGATCTACACCCCGGTGTTCGTCGTCATCGGCTCGACGCTGTCCTACTACGGGACCATCTCGTCGCTGGACGTCCGGTACACCCACTGGACGCAGCAGATGATCCCCCAGCGCTGCGTGGTCACCGTGGGCGTGACGCTCCTGCCCACCCCGCAGGGCGGCAACAAGTACGCGCCGATCATCGGCCCGCGCCTCGGCAACTGGGGCGACCCGCTGTCGGCGTCGGAACAGTTGGGCTCCAGCGGAAAGTCAGGCCGATGATCTCCTCGAACTCCCGCTACGCGGACTCCACCCTCGCGCTCGTCTCCTCCGGCCGGGGCACCAACCTCACCATCGTGCCGGGCCAGCAGCGCGAGTGGTCATTCCAGTTCACCTACCACCAGTGGACCTCCTCCGACCGCGTCGACCTGCTCGCCACCCAGTACTACGGCGACGCACGTATGTGGTGGCACATCGCCGACGCCAACCCCGAGGTCATGACGTGGGACGACCTCACGCCCGGCCAGATCATCAGGATCCCCAGTGTCTGAACAAGCACCGGTCACCCGTCTGTCGATGGGCACCGACAAGGTCAGCAGCCTCATCTCGCGGGTGGAAGTCCGCGAGGGCTACGGCGTG